TTACTAATATTAGGTCTATTAAGTTAAGTTCTTCTTCTTTAGCAACTATACTTTTTATAAGCTCGTTTACAACGGATTGAGGTAATGAGTTTATAATCATTGTTCTTTCGTTTAACGGAAAATCCTTAAAATCTACATTTAGGGTATCTGTCTTTATGTTATCTATATAAGACGCTAATACTACAAGTATATCTTTGTTATTACTAAGAAAAACATGTTCATCTCTCACTTTATAACTAGAATACTCTACAGCAATGTCATCTACAGTTACCTTACCGGATTTATTAATATTTTTAACCTTGGTAATGATAGTATCAACTGGTATTGTATAGTTAAAGGTAGTTTTATCCGGTAATGTACATTTTAACTTTAAATCCGGACTAACACAGTAGTTGCGTACAGTCAACAGCAAATAAAGCTTATCTTCAAACGTTATATCTTTACCAACTATATCCGGACAAAGATCCTCTAGTATAGAGTTGTATTGTTGTAAGGTTTCTTTCTTATCAGTGTTGTATAAGCTTTTAACAAGCTCTCTATATTGTTTATAACAGAGCTCTTTTATCTGTACTTCTAGTTGTTTACTAGGGAGATAAGCATTTAACTTAAAAGGCATTGCCTATTAACTTATCGAGTATGTAGAATATAACCACGTGGTTTTTATACTACGAACACCTGCTTTAGAACCACCGTAGTTAAAGTTTGCAGCTGCAACACTTATCGGTACGGCGTTTTCGTAATAAATTCTTTTACGACTTACAAAGTCAGAATCACTACCTTGTTTATCTAAAAAATTAATAGTAATATTTGTTTTAAAATTTTGATTTTGTGCAGACTGACTGCTATCCCTTGCAAACAAACCAAAATGAGATGCATTAATAATCCATGGTCTTATAACGTTATCAACAAAAGATTGGTTCGTTTCTAGAAAGTCTATTTCTAAAGGTACTAAATCAGTACGACCGTTCAGTACAGGGCTTGATAAAAGACCACCATACAGGGTTTCACCGCTAGCCGAGAATCCTGCTCTACCAGCTTTTATTGTTTCTCCTGGTAAAGATACTCCGTTTGCAAAAAAGATATCATTATCTGGTATCTTAGACCACAAATTAGCCACCCCGCTGGTTTGATCTGGTACTTTTGCAGTTGATAAGTTCGGAATTATTCTTTCTTGTAAGTCACTAAACCCTACAATAAAATTCGCTTCAACAGGTATATGAAAGTTAGGGTTTGACAGTACTTGTGTCAGAAACGTATTTATATCTGTTATACGATTCATTTTAAATACCTAATAATGAATTAGCTGTTATAGCTTGATCAGCAGATGTTTTCACCAAGTTTGCTTGTACTGGTAATGTAGTCCAGTTTTGATAGCCGAACACCACTTTTAGTTCTTGTATCTTACCACCACCAGACACATCATATGTTTGACTAGGTACATCTATAACAAATAAACCGTTTATTTTATAACTAGCTACTTTTTGAAGACTATCATTATAAACTGAAATTTGTGCGTAATCATTATCGTTAGGTATATGATTTGATGAATTAGAAGTATTAGAAGCTGATTCAATAAGTCTGTTTTGTAGCCAAGTTTTAAATATTAAGTTTTGATCTGTATAGAAAGTAACTGCCCAGTTCTTACTATCACCGAAATCTCTTGTACCAGGGGCATGAAAGTCTACCCCTTGATATTTTACAGAAGCGACTGCTTTTTTAACGCCCGGTATAGTAAAATCTTTTATATACAAAAGAGGTGCTTGTGTGTCTGTACCAACACCTGGAACTACAAAAAATTTATTGTTAATCGAAATACTATCTACCCTAGCTTGAAAATCGCGTGAGAACCCGTACAGTTGTATTGCGCGGTAAAAAGCATTTAAATCTTGGGAAGTGTAATCCGACATATTAATACTTACTATCAAAATATTGGAATGCTAAAGTAACCGGAACCTTAGCTACAGTTGTACCTGCATCAGATACATTATATTCCATACTACCTATTAAAACTGGATACACTCCGTACAGAGTAAAAGCTTTTTTTGTAGAACCTTTATCATCGTTTATTGTTATTTCTAGGTTACAGTTACCAAAACCTAAGTTACCACCACCATAATTATTTGTAAACTTGTATGTTGCTTCACTCCAAGTGTCAAAGAGCCTTCTAATTTTTAATTTTTCATCTGAAAAAAAGTTTACTTTCCAGCTTTCATTCTCCGGAAAAGAAGTATTGGTTGGAACCACAAAATCAAAAGCTTTGTACGGTACTTTTGTTGTATTTGTCTTTCTTGAGGGTATAGTAAGAGATTCTACATACAGCCATTGTTTAGCATTAAAACTTACCAAGCTTGGCGGACCTTGAAGATCAGTCACTTGGAAGCTATATTTTTTGCCGAATCCAAAATCTTGAACTGCAGTATTAAAATCCTGTAATGCCATACTAATACTTAAGCTTAGAACAATAAAAAACCCGACTTTGCAGTCGGGTTAATAACAAATAACTACTGATTAACCTCTTGTCCAGTAGTGATATGCTAATGTAGCAGTAAACGTTAAAGGTTTACCAGTACCAGCAGTATCATACTTTAGTTCACCGAGCTTTTGTACATATGCTCCGTATAGGTTAAAAATGTTAAGAACATTGAGTTTATCGTCTACTTGATGTAGTTGGATAAGAGATTCAGGACCTCTTACTGATAAGTCACCTGTGCTTGTAGCATCATTGAATACTTGACCTCTTTGCCAATCTTCAAGTTTGTTACGAAGAACGTTAGCTTTATCAGCACGGAACTCAATATTCCATCCATTGCTTCCTGGGTACTTTACAGTGCCTGGGAAGTTAAAATCTAGACCCATATAAGTAGCTGTTTGGTTTTGAATGTCTCTAGAAGGTAGTGTAGCAGTAGTAATGTAAACGAAATCGTCTTCGTTGAACGTGTTATTACCGATAGAAACTACCCGTAACATGTAGTCACGTGCAAAGTCTCTTTGCTGTGCTACTCTATAGAAGTCTTGTATTGTTTGTGACATATTAAATATTTATGTTAAGGTTATTGTAATAACTCTTGGAAGTTCTGAGATGTCTTAGTAGCATAGAAGTTTACTAAGATAAACTCTGCAGTACGAACTGGTTTAATGTAGATATCTACTACAAGTGAGTTGTCATCAACAACACTAGGTGTGTTGTTAGTAGAGTTACATACGATTAAGTAGTCGTAAATGCCTTGAGTATTCTTAGCTAACTTAAATACGGGGTCGATTGTGTTTACTAAGCGATTCTGTGTAAATGTTGTGTTTGGTTCAAATACAAAGCTTCTGCTTGTATTAAGAACTGATTTCTCTAAGAAGAGGAATAAACGACGAACATTAATACGATCAAATGCACTTGGTGTAGCTAATAATGTCTTTTGACCTTGTATTGAGAAGCCAGAACCAGGGAAGTTTACTACTGGGTTAACCGAGATCTTATAAAGTAAATCGCGTTGTTTTTGATTTGGGTTAACAGCAATGTCAACAATACCGTTAATAACACCACGACTTAAACCAGCTGGTGCAGCCCATGGATAAGCAACTGAATCGTTAGTTGTGTATAACGCAGAAGCAAAACCAGAGAATGGTAACCATGTTGGCTTGTTAGTAAATGAATCTTGTATTAAGACCCAGTTACCATAAGTTGCAGCATAACTTGAGTTTGTACCAGAATAAAGATTACGTAAAGGCCAGTAAACGTTTTGTGAGAAGTTCTTAGACTTGTCGCTTAATATTTTATAGTTAATACCTTGTACAAATACTTGACGTAATGGGTCAGAAATAAAGATACAATCTTTACGAGTATTTGTTGTGAAGTTAACGAACTTGCTTGTAATGTTGCTCCAAGCTATTGTATAAGGATTTGCTGAAGCATTATAAGTACCATCTGACTTTGATAAGTTAGTTAAAGCAGCTTGTACAGTTGTATCAAATAATGTATCGTCAAATGTGCCGGAAAGTTGGCAAGTACCGCCTGCAATAGTTGAAAGACCTGCATCAACTACAACGTCAATGTTTACTGTATCAGCATTTGCAGCTAGCTCTAAAGCATTGTCTAACTTTGCACCAATATCACCGATAACTTTGTTATTAGTTGTATCTAATGTAGGAGCATAAACACCTAATGGGAATAACTTATCAGCTACCTGCCACCCTTTTGTAGCTAGTGAAGCTTCAGTTGAGTAAAGATCTGTATTAATAACTCTTACTGATTTTTGTGCATTACCGTTATTGTCTAACCAAGTAAGTTGGTTTGAAATATTTGGGTTAACGTAAACTGTTAAGTTCTTTGAAGCGTTGTTAACAACTGTCTGTATAAAGTCGTTCTTAGGAGCACCACCGTTAACATCTTGTACAGTACGGTTAGAATAGAACGATGTTGCGTAACCTTCTACTAAGTTATAAGTTAACTGTAATGGGTTAGCAGCAAAAGGTGAAGTCTTGATCTTAAATAGTGATAAGATACCTAAATCGTTAAACTCGTTGCTTGTACCGTTAATGTTAGCAATATCGTATGAAGGAATATTTTCAACAATATGAGAAAGACTTACATTAGGGTCTGTATTTGTAGCAGATAACTGGAAGTCTAAACGGCTACTTGGTATAACTTGATACTGATGGGTACCAGTACCTACTGTTGGGTCAAAGTATGTTGTATCGCTTACAATAGTATAGATGTTGTTGATTTCGTTAAAATTAGATGTAGGATTTAAACCTGTGTTATCTGCTAAGTTAACGTATAAACCTTCAAACTTTTCATTAATGGTTGTTTGAGCTTCGTTAAGCACAATCATACCTACACCGTTGCTGTTTAAATCTGAGAACTGATGTATTGTTGGGCATGAACCCCCACCAAGTGCTGACCATTGTACTGTGTTTTGCTTTAACTGAGTGTATTCAGATTGAGTTAAAGTAATAAGAGAAGGGGCACCGAAGTAATATGTTGAAGCTGCTGAAAGAGCTAATGTACCACCTGCACCAGTTGCTGTCGATACTGATTCACCTGCTGAAAGAGGTAATACTGGAAATACTAAAGCACTATACTTGTTAGAAACGTAACCCTCACCCATATCATCACCATAAGGTAAACGATAGACGTTTACTTGTGCGTTTGTACCACCTGTAAACTGTTGTTGTACGGAATAATAGAAATAACGTTCAGCTGCATTAGTTGGTGTACCAAAAATATTTTGGAAATCGTTACCAGATGTTAATGTTAAAATCTCATTAGCTGGTCCTTGAGCTGCAAACCCTGCGATAAATACGCTAGTTCCGTTTGGAGCTGTTGTTGTTTGGCTTAGATCTATCTCATTAATCTGTACACCAGGGGATTGTATTGAACGTAAAGTTGCCATAGTAGTATTTACTATTATTTAGGCTTTTCCGCGAGAAAACCTCGCAAGTTTTAGAGTAATTCTGCTGTTAGCTGACTGAATGAGAACGAGAACGAAGCCTCTAACTGGTCAGGATCTCTATAATTATAAGCTATGCCTGTTAGACTTGTTATGTATGCTTTGAAGTAAGTCCAACGGATTTTCTTATTGTTGTATTCATCAAGACCTTCAACAACGATGGTAGTTTGGTATGGTTGTAGATTTGTTAAGCCTTGATACCTCGTCAAACCATCTGCTGTTCCGTAACCGAGTTGTGTTAAGTTATCTGGATCTAGTGTGCTTGTTTGAGCACCGTTTATATAATCCAACCATTTCCATAAAACCCACCAGTTATTGAATCCGTTATCAACTGTAAAGTTTATAGTAATGTCTTGGTACTTTTCACGTTTACCTGATGTAACACTTAAAGATTGACCAGCAAAAGGTAAATCAGCTGAGTTAATAGTAGTTTGTGGTACCACAGTACCGTAAACCGAATACTGTAAAGAATCCAATGATACCTTTTCTGAGTTTCTACCTTGTGGGTCTAATATATTAAGCTGTTTTAATGAATCTGGTAGATTCAGAGTTAACAAGAATTTATCTTTTCTACTCTTATTAAGAATAGATTGCTGAGGTACTGCAGTTGGGTTTATTGAAGGTAGGCTCATTTTTTGTGGACGTAATACCTATTTACTAAAGGATCTAGACCTAATACAATACCACTAGTACTAATGCCGCGTGGTTCTTTGTGCACTTTTTCCATACTCAATCCATAATAATAAGCAATAGCTTGTGCGGTTTGAGGTATGATATATGTCTTACCTTTTGTTTTCTTTTTTAAGTTTTCTATTTCTTTAAAAGGTGACTCTGGTTCTCTATGTACTTTAGCAATAGGACTCAACGAACCTTTCGTATTTGGGTTAGTTATTTTTCTTGCACCGTTAAGACTCATACCGTCTTTTTGTGCATGGTTAGGACCTCTACTACCTTTACCGCCTGGTGCCATACTAAACCCACCCATAAACGTTTTAAAGTTACCACCTTTAGTTTCTTGTTTTAAAGACAACTCACTATCTTTTTTGTTTATCACTCCCTGTAAAAGTCTTTCTATATCACCAGCACGTCTTAGTTCTTTATATGCTAAGTTTTCTACAGAGAACTCTCCAGCACGTTCAAGTCCGGCAGCTCTTGTTTTTAATATTTTATCTTTTATATTCTCTGCACACTCTACATCACACTTGTCGCTTAAAGCATGTTCAATAGAACTACGCATTGCTTCTACTTTAGCTATAACCTCCTTTTCATTAGCTGGTTTAACCTTACTTGGTGCAACCAACCAACTATCATCTTTTATAGAGTATACACCAGTAGCGTAATGTTTTTCGTTCCTGTCTTGTATATAAGCTTCTACATCATAGCCTTTTATTTTAATGCTGTGGGCACTATTCCATACCGTTCTTTTTGCTTTAAAATAATCTTTAAGAAGTTCTTTATCTTGTTTATATAGATCAAGATCGGTAATAATGTGTAAATCAATATCACTATAAGGGGTGTAGTTATAGTTAGCTAAAGAACCGGTAAATGTTATATCTTCCACATCTACTGTCAGTTCTATAGACTCTAAAAATGCTTCGGCGACTTCTAATAGTTTTTCTTTTATTTCAGGTCTAAGCTTACCATGTTCCCATATCTCTGGATTGAGTTTATCATGATATTCTAAAGTAAGCCTGTTCTCTAAAGGTAACATATTATACAAATATTTACTATGTTGTAAGCTCTTCTTCTATAGCAGCTAAAATCGTATTATTACCCTTTTCTGAAAAATGATTGATAATTCCTCTTTCTTTTTTGAATAACTCACAAAAGTTTAATACTTTATCTTCTTTAATAAACTTATCTAGTATATCAAGATTGGATACTACTAAGACTTTTTTATTTTTTAGAATATAGTTAATCTCTTTTCTTAATAATGCATATGTTGTTTCGTAATAATCTTTATCGTAATGTTGTAAAAAGAAGTTATAAGCTGCTTTTAACGAACGATTGAACAGATTAACCAACTTATTATTATGATACTCTATATCTGTAAAAATTAAATCTGCGTCTTTATGTAAACTATCTTTACTATGTACGGGGTGCTTTACAGTCGGGACCCTATATGGACTGGTATGAGATATTATAACCCAGTCAAATGTTTCTAAGTTTTTTACAGCTAATAACTGTTTGTATATTTTATACTCACTGACTCCTGCTTGGGCAATATTAGTCACGTCGTGTTTTTTAGCCAATAAAGTAGGCCAGCCTGAATAGCTTTTATATTTAACAGACCAATCTGCAGCAAAACTATCACCGAGTATTAAGATCTTACTCATTAAGCTCTCCAAGAGATCTTTTTCTGGCTATCTGTAGGAATACCTAAGAAAGCACATTTCCAATCTCCTTGTGCAAATAAATCTAAATGCGCCCATTGCTCTTTACGTTTTAGCATTTGTTTTGCTACATCGTTCCAATCAGTAGTTAAGAATATGTTTTCTACTCTTTCTCTTCTAGCTTCAATATCGTCAAAAAAGAACTCATCGTGCTCATAATGTATTACTTCCATTACGTTACCTTCCCTGTCTGCATAATCTACTGAAAAATCTATACCCCACTTCGGTCTCAACTTAATAAGCTTGTATAGTTGTACATTATAAGATACCCACTCATTGAGTTGTTCTAATGCACCCTTAGCAAACGCTCTACGTTCAAACAATAAACTATGGTTCAAATAAGCACCTTCAAATGGTGTTTCTGCTCCTTCTAACGGTACTGGATCCTTAACTATCCACGGCCTTTTTAAACAAGTTTGATCTTCATAATGTTTAGAGAGTTCTTCTCCACTAGCATCTGCAAAATACTGTTCAAGAGTAGTCATCACATAACCTTCTTGATCAAACAACTCTAAAAGTTCTGGACCAGGGTAAATAACCTGACCACCCGCTGTAGGAAACTTAATAAAGGCTTTTAAAGGTGTTTCCCAATAACCCACTGGATTAAACTTATTACCTGATAGCTTTATGTTCATGAAAATAACTTACCAGTGTATATTGGTATATCCATAGTAAGTATTAATATGCCAAAAGCACCCAGAGAGTCTTTTTATTTAGGTAATAAAAACTTACCTGTGCCGGAGACTCAGTTTAACTGGACACCGGAAATGGTGGAAGACTTGGAGCGTGCACGCAAGTCTATATTACACTTTTCTCGCTTTTTTTATATTGTTAATCTTGATGAAGGTAAACAACCTATCAAACTTTATACATACCAAAAACGTATATTAAAAGCCCTGGTAGAAAACAGATTTAACGTTGTACTAGCTTCTAGACAGATTGGTAAAACGACCATCTTAACTATATTTGCTTTGTGGATGGTTTGCTTTAATGATGACTTTCGAGTACTGTTAATTGCAAATAAAGAAACAACTGCTATTAATATTTTTAAACGTATTCGTTTAGCATACGAAATGTTGCCAAACTATATGAAACCTGGCGTAATAGAGTATGCTAAAACAGGTTTAGTATTAGCAAATGGTTCTTCCATTGGTATTAGTACCACCACATCTGATGCTGCCAGAGGTGAATCTATTAACTGTCTACTCATTGACGAAGCTGCATTTATTCCGCCAGAGTTTATGGACGACTTTTGGGAATCAGTATTTCCTGTTATTTCTTCATCTAAAAAGTCTAAAATTTTTATGCTATCTACACCTAA